ATGGTGCCATTCATATACAATCTTGTTTTAGTAAGACCTTCTGGTAATACTTTACGTGCAACTTCTTTGGCAATACCATTATTAATTGCCCAATCGTATGCTTTACCGGCAGTGTAAATTACATCTTGTTGTTTTTCTTCCCATCCAACAATTAATTCTGCCATGCCTGGTTCAGACATATCAATTTCAATAGAGTTTTGTCTATTCTTTTTGTCTTGCAAACGTGCTTCACTTGTAATAAAATATTCGCCCATTTCGCCTGGTTCTGCGTATCTTTGACTAAATTCTTGAAAAGCAAAACTTCTGTGCCTAACAATCTGATGTGCAATATCGCGAGTTGTTTCAATTTCAATAACTGCATTTACCATTTCTAAAGGAGACCAATGAGCATGTTTAATTAGGTATTTAATTAAACGTTCACTTGTCTCTGTGTTAATTTGTGCGGCTGGGTTACTTACTTTGGCACAAAACGCAATTAGTTCCTGTAAATCAGTTAATCCTTCCGATTCAAACTCTGGGGTTGCTTTGCTATAACTAACTAATCTAGCGGCCATGGTGCTTCTCCTTTTAACTCTTCTATACGTCTTTTTATAAAGCCTATTGCTGTATGTATATGTCCTGTATCGTGTTCTCTTAATAATGTTTTGTAATATTCTACTTCTTCTTCTAAAACACTTATACGTACAATATCATTTAGTAATTTTTTATTTTTAGTCGCCACGTCCTGGTTTCTCCGAAAAATGGTTTTCGTATTTTTCTTTTACTCCATTCATTTTCTCTGCCTCTTCTGCTGAAGGTTTATCATCATGTATTGCTGTTACTACAGGCCAATCCATTTCTTGTGAATATTTCGTATTGATATTCATCCATTTTTCAAGTTCACTGCCTGCTAATGTATTATCAGGAACAATAGCATCTACAGGACATTCAGGTTCACATACTCCGCAGTCAATACACTCATCAGGATTAATGACAAGCATATTTTCACCTTCATAAAAACAGTCTACAGGGCAAACCTCAACGCAATCCATGTGTTTGCATTTGATGCAGTTGTCAACTACAAGATATGTCATATTATTTTGGTGCCTCAAAAAGCCAAGTTGTAATAATATATTTATTAATAACCCCAATAGGAGGATTACCTCTATGCGTATGTGTCCAATCTGCAGGAAAAATTAACAGTCTACCTTCTTTTGGTTCCATACGTTTATTTTGATATAAAAATTCTGTTTCGCCTGCGTTAGGAATATCATTTAAATATAATTGGCAAACTAATTTACGCTTTGCTCCTTCTGCTAATCCTTCATAATGCCAACTATGAAATCCACCGCCTGGTTTAATTCTTTTCATTTTTAGTTCTTCACCGGCTAATTGTATTAGCCCAAGAATACTAAACTTCTTTGTATATAACGGAATAATTTTTTCCCATAGTATTTTAAAGAAATATTCAGCATAATATTTGTTTACATGTTGTATATTTTGCGGATCGAGAAATAAAAGAGAATCTTGATCTACACTATGACGCATTTCATTTGATTCTTGCACCAATGGTAAATCTTTACTTGCTTCAAAAAATTTAATTAATTCTTTAATATATCCTTGGTCGAAAGCATTATCATAGATACCTATAAAGCCATCATACTCTTCTTTCATTTCCATTACAACCTCGCTAGTCGAATAAGTGTTGCTGATAAATTAATCTCCGGATCACTTACAAGTGTGTGATCTACTAACCCTTGTTTAATTGTTAGAACTGCTTGATCTTGTTTTTCTTCATCGCCAAATAGTGTAATGTTATCATAAAGCCAACGATATACATCTTCCATTTCTTCTGGACGTATTGTGCCACATAGCATTTTACGTGCTTCTGTAATTTTTCCTGCTTTGAATAATTCAACCATATCAAGTTTCCAATCGCTTTCGCCAGTATCGCCTTCATTTGGTTTTTTAAGTACACCTTCTTGTGAATTCATTTGTACTGTATTAATACATTTACGTAAGTCTGGATATGTTGCTTTTACATATGTGTCAAGTGTATCTAAGTCCGGAGTAACACCTTCTGTAATAAGAATCTCTGCCACTCTTGCAGTAAACTCTGTTTGATCTATTTTAGCAATATGAAAACCTTGACAACGACTGTGTAGTGCTGGAATAATTCTGTTTGGATAGTTACAAGTAAGAATAAAACGTGCAGTAGTATGATACTCTTCCATTACACCACGTAATGCCGCTTGTGCGTTTGGCGACAGATAATCAGCCTCATCTAACAGTACAACTTTGAAGTCACCAAAAGGAATCATTTGCACAAAGTTTACAATTTTATCTCTTACATCATCTACGCTATTTGTTCGACTTGCATTAATTTCTAAGATATCTAAATCATTAACTTCAAGTTCATTAAACAAAAGTTTTGCAAGTGTTGTTTTACCAATGCCAGCATTTCCACTAAACAATAAATGTGGAATAGTTTTGTCTTTTATCCAAGTCTTTACTTGTGATCGTTGTGCATCATCTCTAAATACATAACCATCAACAGTTTTTGGACGATATTTTTCTACCCATAGTTCCTTCATTTCTTTTTATTCTCCATACCCATACCTACTAAAATTAAGAAAATGTATAGCAAAGGCCATGCCCATCCTGTCAAATAGTTTGTAATATGAAGGACCATAAGTGCGATTCCTGCCGCACCTGCTGTTCCAATTCCAGTATTTTTTTGTTCAGGTAATTTCATATTCTTCTCCTATATGCTTCTATTATATAAGAGAACTGCAAAGAAGTCAAGATGTTTTTGCAATATTTTGGAGGATTTCTTTAAGAAGTTCTTTTATTTCTTTTATTTCTTTTTCTAAATCGAATTTTTGGTCGTTGGAATTGGTAGAAGTAACTTTTGCAATTTTTACACCTTGTTCTTCAACTTTACTTAATTTCATTTAAGCACTCTCCAACGTTCATACATTTTCCATAATTCCCAACCTACTACTACTATAAAAAGGCCTATGTATGATCCTATAAGTATTCCTATTATTCCATAATAAAATAGATGCGTAAAAACAAATATTGCTATGTAGTCGTATAATTTAAAGGTCACCTTCTTTACGATTCTCACTATGATATACGTTAAATTCTCCGCCTGGATAACGGGACTTTAATTTGTTTACGTTTTCTTCTATTACCTCGTTAGGGTCAAGACCAAGAGCACGGCAACTGTTAATCCAATACCAGATAATATCACCAAGTTCTCGTTTGCAATGAAATATAGTTTCATCATTAAGTGGTTTACCTTGGAAGATACATTTTTTAATAATTTCATTAAACTCTCCTGCTTCTGAAGATAGGCCAATTCCGCCTGTCAATAGTAGTGCCATATTCACACCACTATCATTTTCTAATGCTTCTAATTGATTGTTAAGGGCTTTTGTTTCATTACTTTGGTCCGACGTTACAGTCTGAACAAAAGTTTCATATCTTTTCAGATTTACGTTATTTTCCAATTTTGTTTCTCTCTAGTTAGCGTTAACAAACCCACTTGGGTCAACATTGTCAGGAGCATAGTCACCTATACTACTTCCACTCATTTGTACATCATCAGGTTTTTCATTTGAATATGCAAGGATACTTTCTGATTCTACCATACGTAATACGATATCATCTTCACCTTCATTGGTCATTGTTATACCACGAGTCCATCTACCGTGTTCTACAAGTACCCAATCACCTATTTTGTAATCGTCTTTGTTCTTAGGTCCTTTACTATGAACTTTACCCCAACGTGGATAAATGCCTCTAACATTTCCATCGTCTGACGTAAGAATGATTCCGCCTTTAGTAGTTTGTTCTCCAAAGTACATATCACTTACAAGAACTCTATTTCCTATTGCGGTTAGTTTACCTTCAAATTTTGCTAACGTATCCACTAGTCACCTCTTTTTACAAAATTGCCGTCTGCATCTTCTACCCAGTCGTCTTCAGCATCTGCTTTTTCAGCCGCTTTTGCTTTTTTAGCATTTTCTGTAGATTTCTTTTGTGCTTTAGTTTGAACAGGTTCTGCTACTTCTTCAACAGGTTGTTCAACTTTTGCTACTTCGTCTGGAGCCGCTTGCGGATGTTCTTCGTAGTAATCACGAATTACATCGTCACGTTTTTTAATAATTTTGCCACCAGGACCAAGTTCGTCGCCACGTGCATTAACACGAGCATTACCAACTGCTGGAGTCAATTCATTACGCTGACGCAACGTATCCATGTCAATTTGCTTACCTTGAAAAGTTTGGTAAGTTTTCTTTTGTTGTTGTCTTACAGGCATAATACACCTCCTTTATTATATACGTATTTATCTAAGGAACTCACGCCAATCCAGGCCATATTGGATTGAGTTAATTCTATGTACGCCTATTAAGTATAGCACATAACTTGCTACACTACTACCTCTGCCTACACCCCATACAATGTTGTTTTCACGCATAAAGTCTACCAGATAAACCATGTAACGTAG